CCCAAGATCGGGAGTCTTGTCTGCATGAATGAACTCATGCAGTCTCAGCGTCGGCGTGCACAGATAGAACAACTGTCTATCAGCATGTCGTTTATTCAGGAAGCATATCTTCACAAGGAGAGCCAACATGGCTTACGGGTATAGTAGTTACAACACAGCGGGCGTACCGCACATCACGAGTTTCGCGCAAGCGAAGCACAGGTACGAGCAGACCAAGCCCATCAAAGGGCATCCACAAAGCGTTAGGCCACTCGGGGTACGCCGTTACCACAAGATGGCCAGCATCTCGATGCCCAACGCAGACACGGTCAACCTGGAGTACTACGGCAAGCCGCTCGTGCAGTGGCGGTCGGACAACACCTACACGGTCTATCGTCCGGTGTACGCCAGCGCGTATGTGCCAGACAACACCAGCCAGTATGTGCCCAAGGGGGCGTTCGGTTGGAAGCATGGCGATATATGCGTGGTACTGGACAACACCAAGCAGTATCCCAAAGCGTACTTCTTCCCAGATGGAGGCAAGCTGGAGTTCCAAGTGGCGGGCAACCACCACCTGTTGCTCAACAAACCTGTGGCCTACGCTATTCGGGCGAATAGGAACGCGGCGATGAAGATCATGGCTAAATACCAACCCTTCATGGATTGGTTGCAGGTCGTGGCGGGCGTGAAGCGCGAGATCGAAATGGATGAAGCGCAGGAAGCATGCGATCGGCTTCGCCGTCTGTCGGGTGTTCCTTCGGAAGAAGCCTTTGACACAGCAATACGAAACCTTGCGCCCATCGTCATTGACGATGAAAGATGGAGGCTGTATGAAGAGCGGCGTAACGCTGGCCATCTCCCGTTTCGGGGGAACAATTCGCGTTACTCGTACACCCACTTCCATCGCCCAAGCTGTGAGTTGCTCGACTCGTGGCTCACGGACACCAATGCGGAGAATTGGGTGCAAGCCATGTATGTCATCGCACGGCATCAGGGTCGGCACCTACACATTCGCAACGCGAACGGGTTTTACTCAAGCACGAAAACGATACTGCCCATCGACAAGGCAGTGGACTTCCTCAAGGCAATGACATCGTTCGTGCATCGCGACGAGGTGTTCACCCGTGAGCGACTCCCCGACGGGCAGTTACCCACCAAGACCAACCTCAACTTCTTTCACGAGATTCACCTTCGCAACCTCGGAACAATCGACATCGTGTCGAAGATTCCTAACTAACTGGAGAACACCATGACACAGAATACGATCACTCACACCGCACCGGCGGTATCCCTTGCATCCATGGCCATGCTGGTCGAACTGCGTATCAGCACCTGGACTGCGCGTAAGCGTGACAACGAGACCACGATGGAGGTCAACACTTCCAAGGAAGCTGACCAAGACTCGGGCTCGGTCTACAAGTACCTGATGGCGGGCAGTGAACACCTCAAGAAGATTGAGAAGTACGCGGCCAAGTGTCGGGCGTGGAACGGGACACAGACCCTGCCCTGGATGAAAGGTGTTGGGCTGTTGCCGATGGAGAATTTCTTTCATTATCGCGGGCAGCTCGGTACGATGGAATCCAATTTCTACGCATTGGTTGATGCCTTCATCGCAGAGTACCCCAAGATCAAGAACGATCAGGCGTTCAGGCTGGGCAAGTACTACCGCGCCGAAGAGTTTCCCGATGTGGAGACCTTGCCGCGCAGGTTCAAGTTCGAGTACAACTTCCTCCCTGTTCCAGAGAAGGGGGATTTCCGCATCCGCTGCGAAGAACAAGTCCGCGCTGACTTGGCTGAGCAGTACGAGAAGATGTACAACGCCAAGCTGGCCGATGCCATGCGTGACCCGTGGGAGAGACTGCATGCACTGTTGACCAAAATGAGCGCCACCTTGACCGACAGGGATGATGGTGAACGAAAGATATTCCGCGACTCGATCGTGACCAATGCGTCAGGTATGTGTGACCTGCTGACGCGCCTCAATGTGACGAAGGACCCAGAGCTTGAGAAAGCTCGCCGTATGCTAGAGCAAGCGATAGCGGGCTTTGACCCGAAGGACCTGCGTAGTAGTGACGGTGCTCGTGTCGAGTTGAAGTCCAGCGTCGATGACATTCTCAGCAAATTTAACTGGTAAGGAAAACACAATGCAACTTGCAAACGTAATCATCAAAGACGAATATGTCATGGACCCCATGCTGGCAGAGTTGGTAACTCCGCTGGCCCTGGCCATGCCATCCTATACATTCACCACACGAACCATGGACGACATGCAGTTCAGCGTGCACTCGTACCCTAACGCCTTAAAGAATCGTTCGGTACAAGTCCCCGAAGGCAAGAAGTTTATACGCAAACTGTTCGTGTTCTGTGAGGACGAGAACCTTGGGGGGTTGTCGGTGGACACCAAGTACAGCCGTAGTTCTGTCTCTGACCCAGTGTGGGAGATCAGTTGCTGGCGCATAGAGAACGAGCGAGGCTCGCGGAACACTACCAAGACCACCAAGGTTGATGTAGCCAAGCGTGCGGTCAAAAAACACTTCCTGCCCAGAGGTCTGGACGAGGTGCTGAGGAACGCCGAAGGGGTTATGTATGACTGCGATCGGGCGTTGGGTCGTCTGGCAAGCGACATATCACGCAACACTTTGTTCAAGAACCACTCTGATGTGCAGGAGTATGTCTACTATCAACTGATGGGGCAGGAGATACCTATCCAGCTTAAACAGCGCGTAGAGACTAAGATGACCTCGGACAGGTACAAGAAGGCAATGAGTGAGTTCGATCTGGCCGCGTCTATGGATGTCAGGAAAGACAAGCTACTTGTCGTGCGACACAAGGGCGGGTACTTATACAAGGAAGATGTGGTTCGTGGGTCAGCCCTGACCGAAATAGTTACTATGTTCCAGTCGTTTGAAGAGTTACCTAGTCTGTGGCAAGACAGGCTGGCAGTGCTTCAACTGATGGAGGATGAAGAGGTTGTGCGTGATGTAGGCTACAGGCACAACGACACGCATTTCGTGATACTAACTAACCCGTAACCTGCTACCCTTTGACCCGCTTCGGCGGGTCTTTTTTTTGCCTGGAATTATCGACAACGTGTCGAAGATTCCCAAACCCTATTAGTGTTTCTCCCTATAAAATATTTCTGTTGGGCACTTGACATAGTCCAACAAGCCCCGTATATTCTGGGCATGGCATCAACTCCAGAACGAAAAGTAAAAGACCTAGTGGTGGCCCAGCTTAAAGCTCGCGGCGCGTACTACTTCTTCCCTGCAAGCAACGGCTTCGGGCGCATGGGCATACCCGACATCATCGTGTGTCACCATGGTAGCTTCATCGCCATAGAATGTAAAGCGGGCAAGGGAAAAACCACACGACTCCAAGATCGTGAACTGGATAACATAAACAAAGCGGGCGGGGTGGCCATAGTCATCAACGAGACCAACATCGCATTGGTCACTCGCATTCTCACTTCAAAGGAACCTAACCATGCTGGAAAAGCTACTGCGCCTCCCACTCCCTGACCAACTCAAAGCCGTCGCGGAAAAGATTGACTCGCTGGACGATGCCAGTTCCGATGGAAGGATTTCCAGTTGGCTCCGTGGTTCGCCCTCGCTGAGCAAGTACGAGCGTTGGGTGCTCAAACGGGCGTTGCGTAAACGGGAGAGGGCTAGGACATTGTGTGAGGCCATGACCCTGGTGATAACCCCCGAGCCTACCCACGGCGAGTACCTGACTGGGCAAATAAATTACATGACCGATCGGTGGGATGTTACCAACGAAAGAGGCAAGCAATTGGTAGTTAAGAGGCGAGCATGATCACCATCGACTTTGAAACTTTCTACAGCCAGGATTATTCCCTGACCAAACTCACGACCGAGGAGTATGTGCGGGGTCCGCAGTTCCAAGTGATTGGCGTGGCGGTCAAGGTGAACGACGGCTCTACGCAGTGGTTTTCTGGGGACCTGGGAGAAACGGCGGAGTGGTTGGCACAGTTCGATTGGCCCAACCACTTCGTATTAGCCCATAACGCAATCTTTGACGCGGCCATCCTGACGTGGGTCTTCGGCCAGAAGCCCAAGGCGTGGCTGGATACGCTGTCTATGGCTCGTGCCATGTTTGGCACACAGGTGGGCGGCAGTCTTGCCAAGTTGGCTGAGCACTTCGGGCTGGGTACCAAAGGCACGGAGGTGGCCAATGCCAAAGGGTTTCGGCGTGAGGATTTCACCCCCGAGCACTTGGCGTCCTACGCCGAGTACTGCAAGAACGATGTTGAGTTGACCTTCAAGTTGTTCCAAGAGATGGACCGGGGCTTTCCAGTTGTTGAGAAACGGTTGATTGACATCACCATCCGCATGTTCAGCGACCCGTTGTTGGAGGTGAACACTGAAAAGCTGGAGGAACATCTGGCTGGGGTGCGTGAGCGCAAGGCCAAACTGTTTGAAGAAGCCAACATCACCAAAGAAATCCTCAACAGCAGTGCAAAATTTGCAGAGTTATTGGGCAGGTATGTCCCGCCTCCGGTAAAAGCCAGCCCCTCCAACCCAGACAAGGTGGTCTTTGCGTTCGCCAAGAGCGACGCAGAGTTTGTGGCCCTGCTGGAGCATCCCAACGAAATCGTGCAAGCCCTGGTTGCGGCGCGGCTGGGGGCCAAGTCCACGCTGGAGGAGACCCGGACCGAGCGGTTTATCGCCATCTCCCGCAGGGGGCACATTGGTGGGTCGTTACGGCGCATGCCTATCCCGCTGAAGTACTACGCCGCGCACACCGGGCGGTGGGGCGGGTCCGACAAGGTCAACCTCCAGAATCTGCCCAGCCGTGGGGTCGAGGGCGGCAAACTCAAGCGGTGCATCGAAGCCCCTCGCGGGCACGTCATCATCGACTGTGACTCGTCCCAGATTGAGGCCCGAGTGCTGGCATGGCTGGCGGGGCAACATGATGTGCTTGGCCTGTTTGCCCGCAAGCAGGATGTGTACTCGTACATGGCCAGGAGCATCTACGGCATTCTTGAGGAAGACCCTGTGTCCCCCGACCAGCGGTTTATTGGTAAGACCACGGTTCTTGGCGCTGGGTACGGGATGGGAGCCGAGAAGTTCCAAGCCCAGTTGAGGAACATGGGCAAAGACCTGGACATCGACACCTGCAAACACATCATCCGCAGGTATCGCGGCACCAATGTCGCCATAGCGAAGTGGTGGAACCATCTGAATGTGGTGCTGGAGTTCATGACTCATAACAAGGTTGTGGGGATTGACATGGTTGGCCTCATGGAGTTGACCCCCTTCACGGGCATCACCTTACCGAACGGTCTGCACCTCAACTATCCAGAGTTGCGCCGCCACTCAAACGGGGACTTCACCTACATGACCCGGCAGGGCATCAACAAGATATACGGTGGCAAGGTGGCTGAGAACCTGTGCCAAGCCGTTGCCCGTTGCATCATTGGTGAGCAGATTATTCAGATCGAGAAGCGGTATCGCGTGGTTCTGACCGTCCACGACGCCATAGCCTGTGTCGTTCCAGACGAAGAGAAGGATGCGGCACGGGGATACATCGAAGCGTGCATGAGGACACCCCCGGTCTGGGCCGTTGGGTTGCCACTAAATTGTGAGTCAGGCATGGCTCGTAACTACGGAGATTGTTAATGGCGAATATCACATGGTCTTACAGCAGTTTGTCACTGTATCAACAGTGCCCCAAGAAGTACTACCACCTCAAGGTGGCGAAGGACATCAAGGAGCCGCTCAGTGAGGCGATCACCTTTGGGAACACGATTCACAAGGTGGCTGAAGAATACGTGGCTAAAGGGGTTCCTGTTCCGGAGAAATACAAAGAGATTGAGCCAGCTCTTGAGAGCATCCGCAACATGCAGGGAGACAAGCTGTGTGAGAACAAGCTGGGCCTGACTGCTGATCTCAAGCCGTGCGGGTTCTTCGACAAGGGCGTGTGGTGGCGTGGCATTGCCGACATCATCATCTTGCAGGGCGACAAGGCGCTGACCATCGACTACAAGACGGGCAAGTCGAGCAAGTACGCCGATCTCAAACAGTTGGAGGTGCTGTCACTGGCCATCTTCAAGCATTTTCCACAGGTCAAGAAGGTCAAAGCGGGCTTGATGTTCCTGTTCGCTGATGACTTTGTAAAGGCTGACTTCCACGCGGACACACAAGATGAGTTGTGGGGTCCGTGGGTTTCAGATGTTGGGCAGTTGCAGTCGTCCGTCGAGAACAAGGTATGGAACGCGAAGCCCAATTTCACCTGCCGGGGGTGGTGCCCGGTTGTTTCATGTGTTCACAACGAAGGAGCTAAAAATGGCAACAGCTAAAAAAGCAAAGAAGGTATCTCGTGCATCTCTGATGCGCCAGTATTACAACGGCAACCCAAATGCCACGCCTGTGGAGGTGGCGAAGAAGTTCAAAACCACATATCAGATTGCGTACATGGCAAAGCGTGGGATGAAGTGGGAGATACCGACCACGGTGGAAGAAGCACCGAAGGAGCAACACGCAGGGAAGTTCAAACGGATAGCGGCGTTCACAAGCAACAAGCCCCTATTGAACCCTGAGATCACCATAGAAGAACCACAGTCCGTACTGGACACGATCAATCCCGAGTGCGTCAAGCCCGAAGCACCAAAAGCTGATCCGGTGAATCATCCTGCCCATTACAAGGTAGGTGGAATCGAGACCATCGACTTCATCGAAGCGAAGTCACTGGGGTATCACTTGGGCAATGCCGTGAAGTACATCACTCGCGCCGACCACAAAGGCAACCGACTGCAAGACTTGCAGAAGGCCAAGTGGTACATCGACCGCGCCATTGAGAAAGCGGGGGCATGATGAAAGACCTCAAAGAAGAAACCCACATGCAGACGGTGTATGTGCTCAACGGCATCACTTATGTGCCGCATTACCGCAACCCATCGGTCTTTGTTGGCCCCGGCTACCCGCGCTTCACACTCCAACGGTACTCGGACACTGATCTACGCAATGCAGGTGCCCAGCAAGGGGGCCTCCCACTGTGGAAGCGTGGTACTTACGGTGTTGTGACAGACCAGAAGCCGTAACGATGAAAGCCGTACTTGAGTTTACGTACCCGGAGGACGAGGCCAATCTGCGCCACGCCCTCTACGGCACCAAAGCCATCCACGCACTGATAGATATTCAGATGGCAGTCCGCAGTCACTTCAAACATGACGCGGACCCCAAGGACGTCTTGGAGAAAGTCAGGGAGTTGACCAACACGGCGCTCAATGAGTGCGGGGAGGAGTGATGGAGACCATCGTTGTAACGATTCTGCTGGGGTTCATAGGCGTGTCAGTCGCTGGCGTTGTGCTGGTAGCACTGATGAACCTGTGGTTCTGGATGGATGAGAACGAGAGGGGGGACAGATGAAAAACCAATCAGACTGGCTTAACCGAGCCGACTATACGGCAGAGGAACGCCGCAACATATGCGCTCAACTCCTGTCGGAAGCGCAGTATTGGGATGTACACCAATACCTGAAGATGATGCACGACAGCACCAAGCGTCCTTGGGTTGGGCTGACGGATGAGGAGATCAACGAAATTACAAGCAAGGTAATTGGGTTTAACAGTTGTGCTGGATGGGAAGAAGATTACGCCCGAGCCATTGAGCAAGCCTTGAAGGAGAAGAACACATGACATTCCAAGAACAGATCAAAGCATTGCCCGAAGCGGAGAGGTTAAAGTTTTTCCGGCAAATCATGGAGGTGGTAGACGCAGGCCGCAAGGCAGGTGTACCGCCAGAACAGTGGGCAAAGGAATACGCAGATACATACAAAAACATTGAGGTGAAGGCATGAAAGACCCGGAAGACGAAGCATTTGAGCAGTTGGCCTTGAAGCAGGGCCAATGGGAACACACCAGCGGTTGGCGCAAGAGGCAGATTGCCGATGCCCACAAACCATCCCTAGAGTATGTGGAGATGCACTACAACGACACGCTTGAACAAGTGGCCGTGGAGTTGGAGACCAAGTTTACACAGCCGTTTGGGCGTGACACAGTGCAAAGCTTTGCGGCATTTGTGAGGGGGATGAAGCGATGATTCTTTCACAAGGAAAACTGGCCGATGGTTTGGTGGATGAATTGCTTGAAGCCATCCATAAGTATGACGAAACGCTATATATGGCAACAGTGATTGGCGTGTTGGAGTTGGTCAAACAACAACTGATAACCGAGAGCCTAGATAGGGGGGATGATGATGAAAGCTATTGAAGTCACAGACTGCCGTGATTGCCCTTTTGCCCATGACCATCGCGGGCATGGCGAGTGCTGGAAAGAATGCCAACACCCCCAACACAACCAAGGCGGGTATGGAAACATCCTTTGGGGATGCGGGGCGCAGTTTAAATCCACACCAGCTTGGTGTCCGTTGAAAGCGAGGGAAGCATGACACCAACACTAAAACTGCGCTTTGTTGAGCGCGACAGTTATTCACACAATGGCGAAAGCTTTCGTGAGCCACATAAAGTCCGCATCCTCCAGCAATGGTGGGGGATTGAAGAAGACCTCTCGATTGGCGAATGGCGCGACATACCTTTGGAGAAAGAAGAATGAGTTGGACACTTGTACTTTATGTTTTTGCTGGGGTGTTTGCCAAAGGCGACAGCGTGTCGGTGACGCACATCCCCAACTTCAAGAGCGAGGCCCACTGCACCGCCGCTGGCAATGTCACCAAGCCATTGGTCAAAGACAGCGCAAAAGAACTGCGTTTTGTTTGCATCAGACAGGAGTGAACATGAAACAAAGTGAAGTCATTGAGATGGCGAAAGAGATTGCGGTGCAGTACGGTAAGTCTGAGCGTTTTCAGACTTGGACACACGATTTCATGATGCAACGCTTGATGGAGTTGGTGACCGTCAGTGCGGCGACAGAGCGTGAGGCGTGTGCAAAGGTGTGTGAACAGTCGGCGCAAAACTATTACCCAGTAATACCAGAGGCTAGCGGCGCTTGTACGCATCTTGCTGCCGCCATCAGAGCAAGGGGACAGCATGACTGACAAAGAAGCAATGGCAATGGCGCTTGATGCTTTGGAAGATACGCACTATCGAATCATCAGTGCAGGCTTGCTTGACCAAGACTTGTTAAACAGAAACTTTACTGTGGCAACCGCCCTGCGCGAGAGGCTGGCACAGCCAGAGCAAGAGCCTGTGGCGTATGTTGAAACAAAAGAAGTGCATGGGCAAATGTGTTGTTTTATTTATCGTACTGACTCAACAAAGTTGTTGCCTGATGGAGAAAAACTTTACACCACCCCACCACAGCGCACAGAGCAAGAGCCTTTGACGCATGACCTCAGCCACATCAATCGACTCACACATACAAAGACAAAGGGAATCACTGAACAGCACAAGTACAACATTACAGGGTTTGTTCTTACCAATGATGATGGCAAAAAGTGCATCAGTGATATGGCCGCTGTTCGTTGGTTTGAAAATGAAGATTTTTTTGCAATGATGCACTCAACCTCACCCGCACAGCCAGCACAGCGCACAGAGCCAATCCTAAGCCTTCAATGTGCCCACTGCCAAGTCACGATTGAAACATTGAATGACAAGGTGATGCAGTTGATGGCACAGCGCACATGGGTAGGGCTGACGGATGAGGACATAAACAGCGTTCGTTACAAACGGGATTGGACTGCACCTTGGACTGATACGACTTTTGCCCGAGCCATTGAAGCCAAACTCAAGCAAAAGAACGGCTACGCCGAGGAGAAGAACACATGAGCAAAGAAGAAGCACTCGCCATCATCAAGTTGTTGTCGGCACTGGAGTCATGGGCATTCAGCACAAAGAATATGCTTCCCGACTATTTGCACGATGACCTTTGTACGGCAGTAAAAAAACTTGAAGAAATTGTTTTGGAGGTGAACACATGACAGAAGGTTATTACTGCATAGTGTGCGGCAGATTTTTGCTGGCAAATGAGTTTGGCGTTATTGTCCATGATGACATTTCACATCCACATGAAATGGCTTTTGATGACGAGGAGAATCCGCAATGACTCCATTGGTTTGCAAGGCCGTCAAGTTTGCGCCTGAGCCAGAAACTGCTTTGTGGTTTGATGTTGGGCAAATGGAGCCTGTACTTGACACAAAAGTTCCCGCAGATTTTTTGATGAATTTACCTTCAAAAAGAACGGGAATTGTTGGCTTGGATACGCAAGGAAAAGACTTTGCTCTTTGGCTTTTAAGGGGCGATGATTCAATAACTGTGGGTGGTTGCTCCATGTGGCATGGCGGCAAATACTTTTCTCCGTATGCTTATGTTTCTACCGGAGAAGGGTTCAGAATTTATCAGACGGACAAAGAAATAACCCTTGAAGATGTTAAACCTGTCCACCGAATGGTGCTTGCAGTGTTGATAAAGCTTGCTCATCAATCGCAGGGTTATTGCCCCACACCAAAGCGCACATTTATCAATCAAAAGCGTCAATTAAAAGGCAAACCCGCTTTAACTTTTGACTGGCATACAGTGGAAATTGAACCGCCTAAACCAAAAAATGATTATCAAGGCGGAACCCACGCAACACCACGCCGTCATCAGGTTCGTGGACATTGGCGTACTTACAAGTCAGGCAAGCGGGGATGGGTAAACGAATGCTGGAGAGGCGATGCAAGCAGGGGAACCGTCTTTAAAGATTATCAATTCAAGGAGAACACATGAAAGCACGACAAGTATTTCAAGCATTGATGGCCTCAAAAGGGTACACCCATGCTGATTTACACATGACGGGCGACAAGTACACCAACCCCGCCATGCAACAGCGTTGGAATTATTTCTTGGCGGGCTGGGAAATGCGAGGTGTGATTTGAAAGGGGGCGCAAGGGTGGGCAGTGGGCGCAAGCCCACACTGATCGACGAACGCCGAGCACTTGTACTGCATGAGCAAGGAGCATCTATGCGGGAGATTGCCGAGCGGTTTGGCGTAAACATTCATGTAATCAAGTATTTTTTTAAGAAGCAAAGGAAGCTGGCAAATGGTTGACATAACCGACTACGCAATGCCGATGATGAGGATTGAAAATTTTTTACGGCAGATGCACAATCATCTGCTGGACCGCGAAATGCCCCAAGCCCAAGAACTGTCAATTCAGTTGGTGGCAGAAGCCAGAGTCTTGCAACACACCCTTAACCTTATGAAGGAACAAGAAGATGCCTTACGTCAACAAACCACGCCCGTACAAGAAAGAGTATCAACAGCAAGTGGAGCGGGGCGAGTTGCCTACGCGAATGGAGCGGCAGAAAGCTAGGCGGGCGATGGATGCCAAGGGCGTTGACCGCACGGGCAAGGACATCGACCACACCATCCCGCTGTCCAAGGGTGGCACAAATGCACCGAGCAACCTGAAGCTGAAGAAGCCCAGCGCGAACCGGTCGTTCAGCCGCAACAGCGACCACACAGTAAAAGTAAACAAGCCGAAAAAATGATCACCCAAAACTATAAGTGGCCGAGGCCCATGGGCTTCGAGCCATTCGATCACCAAAAGACAACTGCGGATTTTCTGGTCAACAACGGGCGTGCGTTTTGTTTCAACGAACAGGGCACAGGCAAGACCGCCTCCGTCATATGGGCCGCTGATTACCTGATGAGCGTAGGGCTCGTAAAGCGCGTACTGGTTGTGTGCCCGCTGTCCATCATGCAGTCCGCATGGCAGAACGACCTGTTCAAGTTTGCGGTTCACCGCTCTGTCGATGTTGCCTACGGCTCCGCCGATAAGCGCAACAAGATCGCCAACAGCACCGCTGAATTTGTGATCATCAACTACGATGGCCTCCCTGCAATTGCACAGGCGGCGATCGACGGGAAGATGTTTGATCTCGTCGTGATTGACGAGGCCAACGCATACAAGAACGTGCAGACCAAACGCTGGAAACTCATGCGTAAGATCATCACCCAGAACACTTGGTTGTGGATGTTGACGGGCACTCCTGCCGCGCAGTCTCCAGTGGATGCGTATGGGCTGGCGAAGCTCTGTGTGCCCAACCGCGCACCCTCGTTTCTGGGTGATTACCGCGAGTCGGTGATGCTCAAGGTTGGCATGTACCGATGGATGCCCCGCCCCAACGCTGAGCAGATTGTGTTTGACATGCTCCAGCCAGCGATTCGGTTTGAGAAGTCCCAGTGCCTCGACTTGCCAGCGGTCACATACACCAGCAGACTTGCGCCCCTCACACCCCAACAGCGCAAGTACTACAAGGAGTTGAAAGACCAGATGCTCATGGAGGCGGCGGGCGAGGAGATCAGCACGGTCAATGCCGCGTCACGCATGAACAAGCTGCTCCAGATTTCCTGTGGTGCTGTGTACACAGACAGCGGGGCGGTCGTGGACTTCGACGTGTCCAATCGGCTACAGGCGGTGGAGGAAGTCATTGACGAGTCGAGCCACAAGGTCTTGATCTTTGTGCCGTTCCGCCACACGATTGAGTTGCTCCAGCGCCATCTGGTCAAGGCCAATATAGCGTGCGATGTGATACACGGCGATGTAACCGTGCGTAATCGCACCGAGATTTTTAAACGATTTCAGGAAACCCCGAACCCAAAAGTTCTCGTGATTCAGCCGCAAGCGGCGTCGCACGGGGTTACCCTAACTGCGGCGGACACCATAATTTGGTACGCTCCAGTCACATCAACCGAGACGTACCTTCAAGCCAATGCTCGCATCGACCGGCCCGGCCAGCGCAATGCGATGACAGTGGTGCACATCGAAGGTAGCCCGATTGAGCGCAAGCTGTACACGATGTTGCAGAACAACATTACGAACCACGAAAAAATTGTGGACTTGTACAAAAAAGAGCTTGAAGAGACTTGACAAAGTCTAAATAAGCCCTATACTAATCTTTCACTTCAGGAGAAAAATATGGAAATCACTTCCGTGGACAAACTGTCGGAGCAATACATCAAACTGCGTACCGAGCGAGAGATACTCAAAGAGAAATTCAACGCCACTGATGGAGAACTCACGGCGCAGATGGATGCCATTGAGTCCCAACTTCTGGATGTGCTCAACGCAGCGCAGACCAGCAGCATGTCAACCGATTCAGCCGTAGTGATGCGCCGCGTCACTAAGCGGTACAACCCGACCAACTGGGATGCCATCTACAAGTTGGTTGACAAACACAAGGCTTATGGCCTTTTGTTCAAGCGTGTGCATGACCAAAACATGAGCACGTTTTTAGAGGAACATCCAGACGAGTACCCCGCTGGTCTGAATGTCGATAGTCGTTACACGGTGGTCGTTCGCCGTAAGTCATCTGTTTAATCAAGGAGAAAAACCATGTCCAATGTTTCCACTTTCAATGAGAACCTGCCCGCCCACTTGCAAAACGTCAAGCTGGACGATTTCACCAAAGCCTTTGCCAACTCTGGCGGTAGCGTAAAGCGCATCACCTTGCGCGGGCGTGTCTTCCGCCTCATCGACGGCGGCAAAGAGATTGCCAAGAACACTGACCCGTCCATGGATGTCGTGATCGTTAACGGCAGTCGCACAGTGCAGAAGTCGTACTACGCCGCTGAGTACAACCCTGACGAGACCTCCGTGCCTGATTGCTGGTCCAGCGATGGCGAGCGCCCTGATGCTGATGCCGCTGACCCACAGCACTCGCACTGCAAAGAGTGCCCCCAGGCTATCAAGGGTTCGGCTGGTGTTGGCCGTGCGGCATGCCGTTACTCCATGCGTCTGGCTGTTGTGTTGAGCAAGAACATTGGCGGCGACATCTACCAACTGATCCTGCCCCAGAAGTCGCTGTTTGGCCAGGGTGATGTTGACCACATGCCGTTCCTGCAATACGCCAAGTATGTGGCGCAGTCAGGCTACAACCTGAACATGCTGTCCACTCGACTGACCTTCGACACCGATAGCGATTTCCCCAAGCTGGTGTTCAACCGTTCCGAGTTCCTTGACAAGGACAGCTACGACACCGCCGTAGCCCAAGGCGAAACTCAGATTGCCATCAATGCTGGCAAGCTCAACTTCACCAAGAAGGCTGACGCGCCCGTACTTCCGAAGTTGGTTGCACCTCCCGGCTCCGCCGCCGCTGAGATTGCACCGCCCACGAAGCGGGCAGAGAAGCCCAAGGACGAAGCCCCCAAGCAGAAGCTGGGGCTGTCCGCGATGATGGACGAGTGGGGAGATGACAAGTAATGAAGGGTTACACACTGCAAACTGTACGCCTCAACAGAGATGCGGATGGTAAGTGTGTCGGGGTGCGTCTTGGGCGGTACTGCATCGCCAAAGACATCCCGGTGACCGACGTGATGGCGTTCTTCAATGTGTCCAAGCAGACCGTGTACAACTGGTTTGTCGGGATACATCCACCGAACAAAACGCACGCTAAAACCATTCGCGACTTTTTAGATCGCGTTCTATAAGTTTCGGGGGCAACTAGCTCGACGGAGCGAATAGGGTTCCCGTCGACCCCTGTTGCCCCCTTTCTATTTTGACGGCGAATGGATTCACAATGGCGGATACTGAATTACTACGCAGCGTAGTACCACAGGAAGACGGGTGGTATTGCGTTGTAGGTTTGATGGATGGGAAGCCCCCAATCCAAACATTCCACAAGACTCTGCATGAAGTAGAGCAAGAGGCTGACAGGCTTGTCGCATACAAACGCAACGCATTCTTCGGTTGCGGCATGTTCAAGACAGAGGATTCCCGAGAAGCGGACAACTGCGGATGGATGAAGTCCTTTTTCCTCGACATTGACTGCGGGCCAACCAAGGCCGTACCAGACAAGTATGGGCGCATCAAGGGCTACATTGACCAAGCCACGGGTATGCAAGCCATCAAGGATTTATGCAGGGGTCTTGGATTGCCCAAGCCCACCATCGTAGATTCTGGGCGTGGCTGGCATGTCTACTGGCCGCTGACCGAGTCGGTGGAAGTGAGCAAGTGGTTGCCGGTAGCGCACACGTTCAAGGCCCGGTGCAAAGAGTTGAACATCATCATCGACCCTGATGTGCCAGCAGATGCCGCACGGGTGTTGCGTATACCGGGCACGAAGAACTTCAAGGATGACCCGGCGCATGATGTCGTGCTGATGCACACCGCAGAGCCAATGACGTTTGAGGATTTTGTTGCCAAGATGGGCCCGATGGTCCAGGCCCGGCCAGCGTACATGCCCAAGCAGTTGGACGAGTTCACCAAGGCCATGCTGGGTAACAGGCAGTCCAGGTTTCGCACGATCTTTGACAAGACCATGGCGGGCACGGGGTGCGAGCAACTGCGCTACATCATGGAGAACCAAGCCGACGTTGAGGAGCCTTTGTGGCGGGCGGGGCTGTCTATTGCCAAGCATTGTGTGGATGCCGAGAAGGCCATACACATCATCTCCAAGCAACACCCGCAGTACACACCAGATGCCACGGAGCGTAAAACCCAGAGCATCAAAGGCCCATACACCTGCGAAACAATCAACGACTCCCGCCCTGGGGTATGCGAGAAGTGTATGCACTGGGGGAAACTGAAGTCGCCCGTCACGCTGGGGCATGAGATTGCCAAGGCCGAGGAAGGCGCGGTGATCCCCAAGCGACCCACAAAAGCCGACCCGACAACTTCGTTTGTTGTACCGAAGCTACCGTTCAGGTACTTCCGGGGCAAGAACGGCGGCATCTATATGCACGTCAAGGAGGGTGAAGGTGACGATGATGGGGCTTCAACCGAGTGCGTATACGAGTACGACCTGTTCGTGGTCAAGCGGTTGTACGACCCGACCCACGGCGAGACCATCCTGATTCGTTTGACGTTGCCGCGGGACGGCACAAAAGAGTTTCCGCTGACCACAGTGGACACGCTGAGCAAAGAAGAATTCCGGAAGGTCATGTCCTTCCACGGTGTTTTGGCACACCAGACGCAGATGAACAACATCCTGTCGTATGTGGTGTCGTGTGCAAAAGAATTACAAGTAGCCCAAGAGGTAGAAATGATGCGACTGCAATTTGGCTGGGCGGATGACGACCAGAAATTTATTCTTGGCAACCGGGAGATCGGGGCCAGCTACAGTAAGTACAGCCCGCCCTCCAAGGCCACGGCTCAGATAGCCGCCGCGCTCCGACCGATGGGGTCGTTGGAGGAGTGGAAGAACATCGTCAACGTATATGGGATGGAGGGGTTTGAGCCCCATGCGTTTGCCATATTCACCGCATTTGGTGCGCCGCTGATCAAGTTCCTTGGCGTCAAGGGCGGCATCATCAACCTTATAAACAATCGCTCGGGTACAGGCAAGTCAACCATACTCCAGGTTATGAACAGCGTCTGGGGTCACCCTGACGAGTTGATGATCCAGTGGCGGGACACGCTGAACGTGAAGTTGCACCGCATGGCTGTGATGTGCAATCTCCCCCTGGGGGTTGATGAGATCACCAAGATGAGCGGAGACGACTTCTCGGATATGGCGTACAGCGTCACGCAGGGAACACCGCGCCGCCGCATGAAGGCATCGGCCAATGAGGAGCGCGAAGCCCAGGGGTTCTGGGCAACCCTTATGGTGTGCACATCCAACTCCAGCATGACCGACAAACTGGAGTCACTCAAGGCCACGTCAGAAGGCGAGTTGATGCGGCTGATGCAGTACCGGATTGACCCGACCAACAACCTTGACAAGCAGGAAGCCAAGCGGATATTCGGGAGATTGCAGAGTAACTACGGCCACGCGGGCGAGATTTACGCCCAGCATCTGGTGCAGCACTTGGAGGAGATTATTGACACCGCGCTGTACACACAGGCCCGGTTCGACAAGCGGGCCAACATTGACACTCGGGAGCGGTTCTGGTCAGCGATCGTGGCGGCAAACATTACTGGCGCAATGGTGGCGCAGAAGCTGGGGCTCCACGACATACCAGTCAAACCCGTGTACGACTGGATAACCAAAGAAGTCAAGAACATGCAGGTTGCGTCCAAGCTCACCATGGACGACTACGCGGCGGTCATCGGCGAGTTCTTGCTCAAGCACAATCAGAACATCCTCATTGTCAACCGCAAGAGCACATCGAAGGCCAACATTGCGGCGACCCCGCTGTCCATGCCACGCGGCGCGATCATCGTGCGCTACGAACCGGACACTGAGCGTATCTTCATCCTGCGCACGGCGCTGAAGGAGTTCTGTGTCAACCGACAGATCACATTCAACGACCTGCTGGCGGCATTGAACAAGGACAAGTCGTTTATAAACAACGTCCGCACCCGTATCGACATTGGTACGGACATGCACGCTCCCCCGGTTGAGGTGCTGGAGTTTGATGCGCTCAAGCTAGGGGTTACCCCTACCGCCCCGATTACCGCACCTGACGACGATGCTGATTGATGGTGTCAGCTACCACCTCAATTGGAGAGGATTCACCATTGGTAGCTCGTTCTTTGTCCCTTGCTTGGCGGTCGAGGAGGGCAAAGCGCGGATAGAACGCAAGATGAAACGCCTTGGGTTTGCCGTCATCGTGAAAATTGTGGTTGAGGACGGCGTAAGGGGATTGCGAGTTTGGCGCATAAAGCGTAAACTGGCGGAGCAACACGCAGTTGCTCGTTCTCCTTTGAAGTGATTTAACCCCCGCTAGGGCAACTTAGCGGGGTTTTTTTCAATCCAGGTATGTATGCCTACGCAACACACCTTCCAGCTTCGGGTCAATGTACAACCCGTGATCTGTCTGGCTGGACTTTTTGAGTCGCTCGGTGATTGACTTGGACAGGGAGTCCGCAGGGATGAACACAGAGGGGTTCTTGCTGTTGAACTTGTCAATCTTGTCGTAGGCTTTGTCCACGGTATCTGCATCGTTGGCCATAAAGGCCAGCGCGTACAGGTTCAGCAGGTTCTGGCGCTCCTTGAGGATTGCTTGCTCCTGGCCTTTGATCGTGATGTTGTAGAACTGAATCTCGGCCAACTCTGCTGACCGCAACCCCAGGGATTGCATGAACAAGTAGAACGGGCTGACCTCCTCCATCAGCGGGTCACCACGCAAAGTGTTTACGCCTTCGTTGGCGTAGCGGGCAGCGACCAACGGCTGTTTGATAAACGCCGGTGCGATCGTCTCTAGGGCACGGTCTGCATGGCCTTCGTTGTACTGCTTCACAGCCTCGGCTGCATTGACGGCCAATCCCACGGTGGGACCAAGCAGGTCAACAAGGAATGATTGCAACGCCTCAACCTCATCTTGGTTCTTGCGAGAGTCGCGCAGCCACATGTCGTCCAACTTCAGACGACCGGCCAAGTCTATGCCAGCGGCGTTACCAATCCCGCGAGTCAGCATCGTGCCCACGTTCTTGCCAAAAGTTTCCACGGCCCAGTTGGCGAACTCCAACTCAAACTCAAAGGGTGGTTCATCCTCGTCGGCAAGTCCGTTGACCACGGCGTTGACAATGGATGCCACTGTGGAGAACCCCCAGAGACCAGTTACCCCTGAGAAGATGCCCGCCATGCCCATGGTCCCTACGAACCGAGCACGAGCTTCACGCCGATCAGCGGGCGTAGCGCCCTTGAGCATGTTGACCATGTTGTGGGCCAGGAAGAAAGTCATCTGCTGCGGGAACTGCTTGAACTGCAACACCACGCGAGCAGCCGGATGCTGGAAGTAGCGGGGTTTGTTTGGTGAAGAGTAATCAAACATGGACCGGTTGGTC